CTTCGATCTGGCCATTCGCCCTCTTCGTGGTCGGGATGCTGACTGGCCTTTTAATAGCCTTGATTCACTTACTGGCGGTCTCAGAAAGGGCGAACTTGTTACCGTGACCGCAGGTTCGGGCGTGGGCAAAAGCACCTTTTGTGGTGAGGTTGCTCAATCGCTGGTGGATCAGGGTCAAAACATCGGCTACATTGCCTTGGAGGAGGGGCTACAACGCACTGCGCTGCGGCTCATGTCCGTCAAGGCCAACAAACCACTGCACCTAAACAATGACCTGGCCCAAGATGTCCTCCGAGAGGCGTTCGAAGCTTCACTCGGCACTGGACAAGTATTTCTGCGGGACGGATTTGGATCCGTGGATCCTGAGGCCATCCTTAGTGACATCCGGTTTATGGTTGTCAAAGGAGTCAACTGGGTCATTCTCGATCACCTCTCCATCCTCATGTCTGGGAACGAATCCCACGACGAGCGGAAACTGATCGACGTGACCATGACCAAGCTGCGATCCTTTGTTGAGGAGACTGGCATTGGCCTGATTCTCATCAGCCACCTCAAGCGTCCTAGTGATGGCAAGGGGCATGAGGACGGTGCCAAGGTTAGTCTTGGACAACTTCGCGGCTCACACGCCATTGTTCAACTAAGCGACCTCGTGGTGGCCCTGGAAAGAGACTTATCTTCCGGGAAAAACAACGCCAACATCCGAGTACTGAAAAACCGTTTTAACGGCAAGACTGGTCCTGCTGGTACTATCGTCTTTGATAGTGAAACAGGACGTATGAAGGAGGATCTTACTGTCTCCTTCGAAACAACAAGTTCACCCACAGCCTCCGATGACTACACCGATTTCTGATCACGACCGTGTTGTATGTGCCTGCGGCTCTGACGCCTTTTTCTTTTCAGAGATGGACCCGAGTGGTTATTTCTGCAAAGCATGTGGCACGCCTGATCCGATTACCCAGCGCAAGCTGGAAACCGAAGAGCCTGGCTACTGGGGACTATGAGACTTCTCTTTGACATTGAGACCAACGGACTGCCACGACAAGGACTAACTCATGTCCATTGTTTGGTAGTCAAGAATCTCGATACCGGAGAAGTTTATCGCTTCAACGATACCGGGACCGCTGCTTCACTCACCGAAGGAATCAACCTGCTTGCTGAGGCCGATGTACTTGTCGGTCACAACATTGTTGGGTTTGATATTCCTGTCATCACCTCCATCTACCCTTTCTTCCAACCAGAGGGCAAGACATACGACACGCTTATCCTGAGCCGTATGTTCTTCCCTGACATTCTCCAGCGGGACTATCGCAAGAAGCCCATTGGGATGCCTGGTAAGCTCTATGGCCGCCACTCTTTGGAAGCCTGGGGCTACCGTCTTGGTGACTACAAGGGCGAGTTCGGTAAGACCACCGACTGGTCTGATTGGTCACAGGAAATGGAGGACTACTGTGAACAGGATGTCCACGTCGGCATGACCTTGTTCGAATTGTTTGGCGACAAGCTGATCAAGTTCGACGATTCAATCCGACTGGAACACGATGTGGCAAAGATCATGGCTCTTCAAGAGTCCTCTGGCTGGCCCTTTGATGTAAAGAAAGCCCAGCAACTGGAATCCACTCTCAGAACAGAGATGGACCAGCTGGCCGACAAGATGCGGGCAACGTTTCCGTATGTTGACGGTGGGCAGATGACACCAAAGCGTCCCAACTCCACTCGTGGGTACATCAAAGACGCACCGTTTACCAAACTCAAGGAGTTCAACCCCACCAGCAGGGACCACATTGGCTGGGCCTTTATGACCTGGAGGGACTGGAAACCTGAGGTGTTTACCGACACGGGCCGCCCAAAGATTGATGAAGGCATTCTTCAGTCGATTGGCACCGAGGAGGCTGAGACCTTTGGCCGCATCCTGGAGCTACAGAAGGCCCTGGGACAGCTCAGCGATGGCGCTAATGCGTGGCTTAAAACCGTCACCAAGAATGGTCGTATCCATCACACCTGCCAGCTGGCCACGAACACTGGGCGCAATGCTCACAGCCGTCCCAACCTTGGCCAAACTTCTTCGGACCCTCGTTGTCGTGAGCTGTTCGGTCCTGGCAAGGGAATGATTCAGGTTGGTGCTGACGCATCGGGCCTGGAGCTTCGGATGCTTGGGCATTACTTGGCTTACTACGATGGTGGAGCATTTGCAGATGTTGTTGTCAATGGCGACATTCATCAACAGAATGCTGACCGAGTTGGCTGTTCTAGGAAGGATGTCAAGACACTAATTTATGCCTTTATCTACGGCGCTTCCGACCGCAAGATTGGGGCCTCGTTGGATAAAAGCTTGGATGATAGAAAAGCTGTTGCTCTTGGCAAAGACATCCGCAAGAAGTTTCTTGAGGCTATTCCTGGTCTTGATGAACTACTCAAGGCAGTAAACAAAAGGGCAGAGTCTGATGTGTTAAAAGGTCTCGATGGTCGTCCCATTCGACTTCAAGGCAAGAAACACGCCGCACTAAATTACCTGCTTCAATCAGCTGGAGCTATTGTTTGCAAGAGATGGAACGTTATTGCTTACCAACAATTCGTACATCAACTTGCCTACAAATGGGACATTGATTTCCAATGGCTCGGCTGGATCCACGATGAAATACAGCTCGCTGTTCAACCGCACCTCGTCAATGACTCCAAATTCCAACTTGAATGGTCAATCGTCCAAGCCGGTGAGTACTACAAACTCCGGGTCCCGCTCGCATCCGAAGCGAAAAGTGGTCAAAGCTGGGCCGACTGTCATTGAGACGCACCTTCGTATCGACGCTGACTTCTATGCTTATCGAGCCTGCCAATCTGCTGAAACCGAACTTGATTGGGGCGATGATCTCATCACGATTGCTAGCAACTTTAAACAAGTTCTGGAAATCTTTGAAGGTGAGATTGATAAGCTTAAGAAGCGGTTTGATACAAACACCATCACCCTTTACTTCTCAGACAGTCAAAACTTCCGTAAGGCTTTATCTCCCGACTACAAGGGAAAACGCACTAAGCGCAAGCCTGTGGGGTACAAACGACTCCTGAAGTGGTGCAACAAGCATTACAAAACAATTCGTTATGCCAACCTCGAAGCCGACGATGCGCTTGGCCTAGAGTGTCACCTTGATCCGTCTGACTTCATCTTGGTCAGTCCGGATAAGGACATGAAACAGATCAGCTGTAACCTCTTCAATGGGGAAGAGCTGATCAACGTATCTCTTGAAGAAGCCGACCGCTGGTTCTGGACACAATGTCTCACGGGTGACCCAGTAGATGGCTACAAGGGCGTACCAGGCATTGGAGCAAAGGGTGCTGAGAAGATCCTCTCCAAAGCCGAAGACCCCTGGCAGGCGATTGTAGCGGCCTATGACAAGGCACAGCTCACGGTCGACGATGCCCTACTCAACGCTCGCCTCGCACGGATCCTCCGGCCTGGTGAGTACAACTCCACCACAAAGGAACCCATCCTATGGAACCCACCCCCGTCCTTATTGGACTTGACATCGGCTTAGTCCTTGCTATTGTCTATGTCATTGACCGCAATGTCTTCCACGCAATCGACCTTATCTTCCAAGCAATTCCAGTCTGGTTTGAACTACGAAGAAATCAAATCATCCTTGGAACGCAGCTGTGGCTCGATAGACGATCATTCCGAAATGATGCCTTGGGACGATTTCTGGCAAAGCGTAGACTCCAAAGCATCATCGACAACCCTGCCTACCAAGAGCTCTTCCGTGACAAAGTACAGTCCGACCCACTACAAGAGGGGAACGATTGAGGTCTGGGACTTCATTGTTGACCAAGGCCTTGATTACCTCGCTGGCAATGTGATCAAGTATGTTTGCCGAGCAGGCCACAAAAGTTATGAGTCCGAACTGGATGACTGGCTTAAGGTAAAAGCCTACGTCGAACGAAAGATCAAAGCCGTTTCTGAATCGCGTAACCGCTAATCATGCACAACGCATCGCTGCTCCAACAAGCCATCACCTTCCGCCAGGCGATGGATCAACCACTTAACACCTCAGACGAAAACGTTTACGAACTTCAGTTTAGTCTTATTGAAGAAGAGTTCCGTGAACTGGGGGAAGCCTTTATACAAGAACTGGATGGCGTTACCAAGGAAGAGCAGCTTAAAGAGCTGGCTGACCTTGTGTTCGTTTGCTACCAGTATGCTGCTGCTCGTGGATGGAATCTAGATGTGGCCATGCGCCGTGTCTTTGAATCAAACATGAGCAAACTCGTGGACGGCAAGCCCCTCCGCCGCGAAGATGGTAAAGTTCTGAAGGGGCCAAACTACCAACCTCCTATCCTCGAAGATCTTCTTTAATACCGATGACCGCTTACGCTGATTTTGGCGACACCCCCAACACTATTGCCCGCACAGGTCGTGTCCAAAACTGGATTGATAACCCCGAATCTCGCCTCCCCGTCAGTTGTACGGTCTTCGTCGTTGAAGACACAATGGAAGGTCCTGAAGGTATTGAAGCGTCCTGGCGCTTTGTTTCGCACGCTCTTCGTAATGGAGCTGGCGTTGCTGTTCATCTTAGTAAACTCCGTCCTCGTGGCTCAGAAAACGGAAAGGGACTTACAGCGTCTGGCCCCGTATCTTTTGCCAGGATCTACTCTGCCCTCAACGAAACCCTGAGGCGCGGCGGGGTATACAAAAATGGGGCTGTGGTGTGTCACCTCGATTATACTTGCCCCGATGCCCTTGAGTTTATTCAAGCTTCCCGTTCTGATCTTGCTTGGGTTAAGCGTTGTCTTAACGTGGATGGAAACTTCCTTAGGGATGCATCACCCGAACTGATTGAAGCTACGCTTGATGGAATCAAAAAGGGTGACATCTGGCTTAACAAGATTCGTTATGACGCTGAAGGCAATCGCATCTACGGTAACGTATGTCTGGAGGTGTATCTTCCTAGTCGCGGTACCTGCCTTCTTCAGCATATCAATCTCGGAGCTTGTTCTATTTCGGAACTGGTTTCTGCGTTTACTGAAGGAATGAGTAGCCTGGTGGCTCTTCACGCTAAGACTGGCGTGGGTGATACTGGGGAATACCTTGCCCCCGAGACTGACCGCCAGGTTGGCCTTGGTATTCTTGGTCTGGCTAACTTCCTTTGCCAGAACGGTGTGACTTATAAAGAGTTTGGAGACGCCCTAACCAAGTTCCATGCTCATCAACCGGAGCATACTCCGGCCTATCTGCTTGTATCTGAACTTTCAAAGGCCATCGAAATCGCAGCTCAAATTGCCCGATCCGCCAACATGGACCGAGCCTTTGCTATTGCGCCTACGGCTTCCTGTTCTTATAACAACATTGATCTCAACGGGTATACTACTGCCCCCGAGTTGGCCCCTCCTATCTCTCGTCATGTCGACCGTGATAGTGGGACATTTGGAGTCCAGTCTTATGACTACCCGCCGAACATCGAAATAGCTTCTGATGTTGGTTGGGATGATTATAAGGCTGTCGCAGACGGCATCGTTCGTCTGTTCCAAAGCACACTGCTATTCCATGGCTATTCATTCAACAGTTGGAGCGATGTCGTTACCTACGACAGGGCTTTCTTGACTGAATGGTTCAACTCACCTCAAACCTCTCTCTACTACTCTCTTCAAGTAATGCCTGACACCCAGGCAAAAGATGATGCCCTTGCTGCGCTTGATGATGACTTCAAGCACTTGTTTGGGTTTGAAGAGGATGTAGATCCTGATTGCGGCTGTCCCATAGTTAAACCAGAAAACGAACCCTGTATTCCTTGCGGAGAATGAACTCGACCCTTTCGCCCTATGATCAAGTAATTAGCCGCAAGCGTAAGTGGACTCCGGTAGCCGTACAGCAAGGAAAGCTTGTTGATGGTTCCGAAGAATCCATTTATCGTGCGCTTGGTCTTCGCCACCTCGAACTGCCTGTTCGTGAATTTCTTCAGCAAGGACTGGAGAAAGAACTCCCTAAAACCGCTGGTGTGCGGGAGGCATTGCTCTCCAATCAACAAGATGAAGAGCGTCACGATCAGGCTTTGAACTATGTTGTTGCTGCCCATGGCATCAATGGCAAAGCCGAAGCCGAAGCCAAACACATCCTTAAAGCATGGTTGGATGCCCCCGAACATCCACTTCTTAAAGCCGCCATCCTCGAACGCAGTGTCTTCTTTGTCATCCTCCCGTTCTTCCGGTTTAACGGAGACATCGGAATCAGAACTACAGCAGCTGACATCTCAAGGGACGAACAAACCCACGTCGCTGTCCACTCAATGGTCTGCTCTGAGCTGGGCCTCAAGTCCACACCAAGCCTCAATCGCTTACGCCGAGCGACTGTGGGATGGGTGATGGATGCCCTTGGTTCGTCTGAGAACAAGTACCTGGACAAAGACTTCTGGCTGAATCAGTCCGACTCGCTTTATGAGCGGGGCAAGGCACCTGGCCTGAAGGATACGCAACGATCCAGAATGCCTGCGTTCTTCGAGGCTGCGAACACTGACCTTCCACAATATGGGTAGTCCATTTCTAGAAGAAGAGACATTGCCCCTGACTCGCGTGGTTGGGGGCAACGTTGATCTAGACCGCTTGATTCAGGAGCTTGAGGATATGTATCCTGATGTGTATCCTGATCACACCATTACCGAACGAGACCTGGCCTATCGTGCTGGGGCTATTTCAATCATTCGCTATCTTAAATCAAAGCGAGATCTTTAATCATGTGCCTTGCTCCAAAAGCTCCGGAAATGCCTCCGGCTCCTGCTGCGCCCGCGCCAACTCCTCTTCCTGAACCGCCGCCGCCTGCTCCTGTGACCACTGGTGGTGCAGCTGCTACCATTGCCCGTCCTTCCAGCCAGCGTGCTGCCAAGCGTCAGGCTAGCCGTGGTCCTAGCGCCCTGAGCATTCCCATGGGTGGTTCTTCTGCCCCCGCGCCTACTGCCTCCCAGGGCGGTGCTGGTGGCAACGTCAAACTTAATATTGGTAAGTGATGGAAAATCAGTCCGCCGCATCCCGCTACGCTAAGCTAGCCAGTGACCGGACGATCTTCCTTGATACTGCCAGGGACTGTGCTGCTCTTAGTCTTCCTTATCTCCTCACCCCTACTGGTGTGGTGAATGGACAAAAGCTTCCCACGCCCTGGCAATCTCTAGGCGCCAAAGGCTGCAACGTCATGGCCTCGAAGCTGATGCTGAGTCTGTTCCCTGTGAACACGACTTTCTTCAAGCTTCAGATCAACGACGGAAAGCTGGCCTCGGATCCAAATCTAGATGCTACAATTCGTTCTGAAATTGACATCAGCCTGTCCAAAATGGAACGGGTAGTGATGCAAAACATTGCCGAATCACAGGATCGTGTTATCCTTCACCAGGCAATGAAGCATCTGATTGTAACCGGGAATGTCCTGGTATACATGGGTTCGAAGGGGGTGAAGTTGTATCCTCTTGACCGCTTTGTGGTCGTCCGTGATGGAGAGGGTCAACCAACCGAGATCATTACGGTTGAATCTATTGATCGACAGTTTCTTCCTGAGAAATTCCAAATTAACAAAACTCGCAATGTAAACGCTGCGGGTGACAATACAACTAC